TTTACCAGGCTTGGGCACATGGGATTTTTATATCCCTTATTTATTGGACTTATTAGGCCCTTAGTTGGACTTATTAGGCCCTTTAGATTTGGAATTTATTAACCCTGTGTGTGAATGGTTACACATTTTACACCCACAGATAACCCCTTTGTTATTAGATAACACAGACAGACTTTAGTTTTTATGGATTAGATTTAGACACTTAGTATACGAACACACAGCTTATGAAGGCCAGGGCTTATCACCTGGGCCAATTTACACATAAAATCTTTTTATGGCGATTTAGAGGCCAAAGATAGGTAGAATATTAGATTGTTAGATAACATTATGTATACACAAGTTATTTTCTTATTAAATACATACACACTATATTTTACTCAAGGTATAAACATGGAAGATCACACACACACAACAACAGATTTAGAACAAGTTCTCACTATAAATGAGACACAACAAGTTATTGAAGAAGAGCAACGTACAACTACGCGAGAAGACGCGCATGTTGATGCTCCTCAAGATAACATACAGACGATGGATAATTATGTCATGAATATAGCAGAAGTTACAGCAAGAAATATTTTAGAAACACCTGTTATAATCACTACTGTTGCTTGGACTACTGGTAACACAGTAGGTCAACGACTTTATGGTTTTAACATTCCAGATATTTTTACAACACTTAAGAATTTCCACGACACGATGCTTACTACTTATTCGGCTTTTAAACCGACTATCAAAATACATTTTAAGCTTAATTCCACACCTTTTCATCAAGGAAAGATCCTATGTTGGTACAACCCCTTGAACCAACTAGGACCTTTCCCTGCTGAAAAGTCAATTTCACTTACATCAATTTCAATGATGCCGTCCGTTTTCTTGGACGCATCTTTAGCTAATTCAGGAGAGATTTTAATACCATTTGAATTTTATAAGACATATTTTAATACAAATTCAGATTCAGGCTTACCCCCTATGGGAAGCATTAATATTACAGTTTTTAACCCTTTAATTTCAGCAGCAGGATCATCAACGAATGCAACGATACAAGTTTTATTGTCATGTGAGGAATTACAACTTCACTTGCCGATAGCACCACATACTGTTCTATTTTCATCAGGCACTATTTCAGCCGCATCATTAATACAGACAGAAGCACAAGTTTTAGAAGGAATTAAAGAAGGTTTTGGAAAAGTAAAAGATGGATTTATTGGAGCAAAGAATGCGGTCGGAACTGCCTATGGAAATTTCAAGACAGGAAATTTCTCAGGTGGTTTTGATGCAGTAGGAAAAGGATTTTCATCAGTAGGAAGTATATTTAAAGTTTTTAATTTAGATAAGCCAGCTATAATTGACGCAACTACTCAGAATTGTATATACCCAGTTTCACCACTGGCACATATGCGAGGAATAGATAGTAGTGTTCGATTAGGAGCAGCACCAGAAGCAGGATATTTAACTCATGAATTATTTTCATCAACAGCAGGATCAGAACACTTAATACAACATTTAACACAGATGAAAGGATTTCATGACACAACAACATGGGATACATCAATGGCCCCAAATTCAGTTTTAGGAGTAATACCTGTGGCCCCTTGGTACTCACCAACCGGCCCAACATTAACAGTAGGAACAGACACATATTTTAGTTTAGAGAACACCTATCTTAGTTACTTAGCAGCATTCTTCAATTTTTGGAGAGGCTCTATGTCTTTTAGATGGGATTTTGTATCATCAAAAATGCATAGTGGAAGATTAGCTTTTATTTTCTTCCCAAATGACGATCCCAACTGTAAATATGGATCATCACCCGCAAATTTAGATTTATCATTATTTTCAAATTACCCTATTTATTATTTTGATTTAGCAGAGAGCAAAACAGCAGAATTAACAATACCCTTTCAATCAGGCACACACATGAAATGGATGTTACCCGCTCAAACAAGAGTGGCAAGCAGACCATTACCAACACAGTTAGAGAATTACATGACAGGAACATTAGCTATAGTTGTCGTCAATCAATTGATGGCACCTAATAGCGTATCACAATCAATTACATTCAATTCCTTTGTTGGAGCAGGACCCGATATGGAATTTGAAGCGCCCGCAACAGGAGATTTTGGCTATTTTTATGAAGATTTAGGCTACACTCCCCCACTTATGACGGAAGCGCAAGGACAGGAAGACCCCCAACCCACACGATCAAATGACGTACACCCAAAGAATTACCTATTCAAAGCCGGTGGGCCCGTTAAACGTTTAGACGCGTATAATGAGCACATCGACGATGTTAGAGATTTAACACGAAGATATACAATTAAAGATACAATTACATTACCGATGACTTTGAATGCTACCACAGGTTTTTATGATGGTGCGATTTCAGTTTTAAACTCACCCACGAGTTTAACTGAAACCGCAGCATTTACTAATCACCTGAGGTATCAATCATTCTTATCGAGAATTTCAGAGATGTATGCGTTTTGGCATGGATCTATTAGATACAAAATTTTACCTTATGTTACACGAAATACAAATTTACAATTAACAGCTAGTTACAATTATGCACCACAATGGATAAACTCACCCGGAGGACCGGGCACATTTTATAGCTTTTTAGAAAATACGGGTGATCCTGTCTCTTGGACGAATGTTTCACAGCAATCGGCCCTAGAGGTAGAATTACCATATTATTCGGTGTACACACAATTAGCAACATCACTTATCAACACACCTTATGTTGGAGCCCCAGTTAACTTAGCACCACAATGTTATGGAACTGGTTGGCTTTCAATTAATGCAAGGACATCAGATACAGCGGCCATGAGGAAGGTCGGAGACAATTACTTTTTAGATTTACACGTTTTAAATGCTGGAGGAGACGATTTAGCTTTTTCGTTGCCTACAGCACCCCCACAAACATGGTATTTATAATCTAGTTTTCATATTCACCAAAATAGAAAAACCCAAAAATAGATATCAAGAATCACATTACCTAACCCAAGATCAAGACATTTATATTATGATATAATGGCTAGTAATCTAATGTTAAAGAGTATAGAGCTATAGTATTCAATTAATATTCACCAAACACGGATGTTAATAGAATAATTTTATCTCTATATGCAGAAAACTACGCGCTGCGGATCAACACATCGTGAGGTGTGCCCCAGTGGCCAAAAGCCCAGTAGTTAGTATGACATTAGCCGAGAGCTGATTTCTTATAAATCAACCTTTTAGGTTAGGACAGTGGTGAACTGATATAACTTCACCCGCCTTTAGTATTCGAGGCGTTATAAAATGGTTTTCAGTAAAATGATAACCCAGAACACGTATGAAGCTTTGCAACCAAGGAGAACGTTAATCTCTAACGGCAAAGGTATTATGGAGTTCGTACAGAATGGACTATCCCCTCAACATGTAGGTTAATGTTACCCCCAAAAATTATTTTTATTATGGCTACAACGACAATGATAACGAGTTTATGTTCAGATGCTTTCAATAGCGTTAAGAAGACAGCTTCTGCCCTAGCAGGTAAGAATGCTTATACGAATGCAACTTATAAATTAACTTGTAACCAGGCCGGTTGGTCAGATCTAATGGCTCTTTCATCAGAGTTAAAGGATTTGGTCGATCGAGTAAAGTCCCCAGACTTTCAGAACCGAGTATTACGCAACGTGGTTTATGTTGGAGTGAAATGGTCATCACAGACCCCCACTTTAATAAATATCATGATTGAGATAGTACAGTTATTAGATAATGTTTTTGGATTAATTAAAATAGACATGATGGAGCTTTCACGGAAAATTGCTGAGTTCACACAAACAGCAATTGAATATTTGGTTAAATGCGCAACGAAAGTTAGTACGCGCGTTAAGGCAACTATACAAACGGAAGCCCAAGGAATGGAAGACATGCTAGATGACTGGTCTTTAACAGGATTAGCCGCTGGCGTAGCAACGATTTTAGGAGGCCTTATGGTTGGAGTTGGAGCTTCAAGCTTCAGCGACGGCTGGAAGGTCATCAAAAGATTTTCAGATTATGGCAGATCTATTAGTAACCTTGAGAGAGGAGCTAGATCGGCTTGGACGATAGCAGAATCAGTTTTTACTGCTATTCACAAATTGTTTCAGAACATTTTAGGAAGGAAGTCATTGACTCAAGCACAAACTCAATTCCAGAAATCAGGGATAGATATTACGAACTATATTGACCAAATTAATGGTTTTGTAGATCCAATGATGTCTTTTGATGAAAAGAAGAGAATTTGTACACTTGATTATATGAAGAATTTGAGATGTACGGCAAATAAGGTAGAAGGATTATTAGTGAATGACCTAGTGAAAGTTTCGACTGTAGCTAGACAGATTATTATATCCAAAATTAAGGAATTGCGAGATTTCTTGAAAGGAAACAATTTCCGTGCTGGAGATTTGGAGAGAGCGATACCGTTCGGAGTCTGCTTCGTTGGAGCCCCCGGATGTGGTAAATCACTCGGAGCTAATTTATTAGCTCACAAATTGACAGAGTATGGAGTTGTAGAAGGATCTCCATACAAACAAGGAGATATCTACTTTTGGATGCCTATAAAGAAATTTATGGACAATTATGAACAGCAAGCAATTGTTATGATTGATG